TGGCAGCCCTACGACGCCATCACCGCGCTGAGCGGCCCCAGCGTCGCCTACAGGCTGGTGGCGAACTGCATCGAACTGCTTCCTCATCCGGCCATTCCTAATCCCCCGGACCCGAACTGGCAGCCCCAGCAGATTTTGGTGGGCTACTACCGTAAACCCAGGCCACTCCTCTTGCCCACAGACACCAATGTCATCCTCGATAATCTGTACACCGTCTATCTCTTCGGTGTTGTTAAGCAAGGAGCCGTTTGGGCCTTGGACGACGATAGAACCCAACAAATGGACGGTTTGTGGCAACAATCAATAACAAGAGCCAATCTGTGGAAGCAACAGTCGGATTATAGTGGTGCTCCATTGCGAGAGGAGATGGCAACATGCTTTTGAGCATGCTATCCTCCCGTAATGTGGAAGACAAGAGAGCAGCAACGAGCGTATTGGCTGGAATACGGCAAAACGCCCGTGCCAAAATACCATTCCCACAGGCAGGACGCCAAACGACGCGGCATTCCATTTCTCCTGACGTTCGAGGAGTGGTGGGACATCTGGCAGGCCAGCGGCAAATGGGAGCAGCGCGGGCCTCGCAGGGGCCAATATGTCATGGCTCGCTTTGGGGATCAGGGCGCTTATGAGCCGGACAATGTCAAGATCTGTCCGGTGCGCGAGAACATGGCGGAGCGCAATAAGAACCATCCCTATTCGGCGTGGCCACCTTCTCGTCCGCGGGCTAAGGGGCGGCCCCAAGAGTGAGGCGGCTGTCTGATGGCAACCGGCATCACCTATCCGTTCGACTGCTGGATGGGCCTGCAAGCCGCCGGCACCGAGGTGACCGGCCGCGGCTATGTGCGGCGCCCCTCCCACTTCGAGGACACTGGTGATGGCGTCACCGCCGCCAATGCCGCCAGCGTGCAGTGGCCGGCGTGCGGCTCCGACTGGGGCACGATCGATACCGTCAACCTCTACGACGCCATGACCGGCGGCACTCTGCTCTGCACCGGCGTGGCGACCTCCCCCGTGCGCGGCAACATGTACGACGAGCTGCGGGTGTCCGCAGGCGGCTATGCCGTGGCGCTCGTCAGAAGCCCCCTCGGCTTCGGCACGTTCACCTGGGGCACCGGCAGATACGCCACGAACGGCGGCTCCCTGTCGATGGCAGGCGGCGGCATCGGCTCACCCTATGACGTGGGCGGCTATGGCGTCGGGCCCTACGAGACGCTGCCACGCACCGTACTGCTGTTCCGCACCTTCGGCACCGTCGCGCTGTGCGGCAATCAGCCAGGCGTCTGGGCGCCAGGCCCATTCGATGTGGTGGCAGTGTCATGAGCGGAACCAACTACACCAAAACCCCAAATCTTGGTCTCTACAAACCCATCCGCAACATGGCGGTGGGAACCTGGGGCGATCTGTGGAACAGCAACGCCGACGTGCTGGATGCCGCTATCCCTAGTGTCGGTGGCGGTGGTGGCGCTGGCGCCTGGTTCCTGCCTGACTTTCTGCCGTCCGGCCAGCCTGACGGCGTGACCGACCTCGCGGCGTATATACAGCAGGCGATCGACGCGGCGGCCGGTGTGATGTCAGGTGATCGTACCAATGCGCCGGGTATGGCGGCTTTGGTCATCCCAGCCAACGTCAACCCTTACATTACTACGACCGCGCTGATCATCCCGTCCCATACGCATCTCGTCATCGAAGCCGGCGCAACCATCAAGGTGGCTAACGGTGCCAATCAGGGTGCGCTTGTGCTGGCTGCTTTCGCCACGCACGTTATCATCGAGCTTTACGGCACGCTGGACGGCAATCTGATCAATCAGGAGCCATATTCCAGCGCCTTGGTGACGCCGTTGCATGGGGTTTCCGGCGGCATTACCGGCGGTAGCGGCAATACATCGGTCAGCAACGTTTACATCGTTGGCGGCCGCCAGGGTCTCGTCACCAGCTTCAAGAACTGGGGCTTTAACCTGGTCAGTGCCATCAATTGCGAAGTCAACGGCATTACCTTCAGAGACTGCGGCAATACGGTTGCGTATGCCGGCATCACCTCGCGCACCAATGTTGTCGCCGGGTCGTCATATGTCAACTCATCGCGCGTCTTGACGTTGCAGACAGATCCAGGTGTGGCGGCGTCAGGCATAGCAGTTGGCGATGTCTTCACCTACGTGGCGGGCACGGCGGCTGGCATCGGCAGCTTCGCCGGGTTCCTGTCCGGCGAGTATGTCGCTGCCGCCGGCACCAGCGGCAGGACCATTATAGCCGTCGTGCCCCCTGGAGCGTTGGATACCGAGGTCGGTAGCTGCGCCATTCAAGACGGTCGCGTCGGCAAAGCCGTCAAATGCCGCAACGTGGGTTTCATCAACTGCGTGTTCGATAACATCCGTGACGTTGGCAGCGGGTTTTACGGCGGTGTGGTCGGCGGATATATCCGGGGGTGTGAGTTCAGCAATCACGCTGGCCCGGCGATATTCTCCGATCCAAGTCAACCCGGCGTCAACGAGGACTGCGAGATCATCAGTTGCGACGCGCACGACGGCGCCTATGGCCCGGCGGTAATCTCCAACGCAGGGAACATCCGGCAGCGCAACTGCCGTGTGGTGAATAATACCGTCCGCAACAATGTGGCAGGCGGTATTCTTGCCACGGCGTGTAATGGCGTCGAGATATACGGCAATACGGTCCATAACAACTATCCGGCGATTTATAACCCCACGCAGATCAGCGGACAGATCAACGTCGGCACGTCTGCCACGCGTGTCAGCGTCTGGGGCAATACCGTGCGCGATCCCGGCCAGAGCGTTACCAATCAGCTCGTCAGCCATTTTATCGTCCCGGCAAGCGGCTCGGTCACGCCGCCGACCTACAACTCGACCACGGGAACGGTGGTCTGGACGATGAGCGCTGCCCACCAGATCGCGGTGGGGGAGCAGTTCTACGTCAACAACACGACCGGCACGGGAGACTTTGCCCGGCTGAATGGCTGGCAGACGGCGACAGCAGGAACCACGGGCGCGGTATTATGCTTCACGGTGGCCACCGGATTGACGCTCACTCTTTTCCAAGGGGCGGCACGCTCATTCACGTTCGCGGTTGCGTCCTGCAATCTCGTTGCCGGCACCTACACCAGCGATGCCGCCGGCAATATCAGTCTGCTGACCGTTCAAGATCACGGGCTGCTCGTTGGCGATGCGTTCGTGATGACCGGCGTTGCCGGCACCGCCGGCTCTGCCGTCGCCTTCAATAATCTGAACGGGCAGTTTGCGGCGACGGCCAATACCGGTGTCACAACGACCAAGACGCTGAACTTCGTCACCACACCCAGCCTTACGATCCCGATTGCCAGCGGGCGCGTGCTGCCGGCTAATTACGGTATTGCCATCACTAATCCGGACTATTGCCGGATCTCCGGAAATCGTATCGGCGACTACCAGGCGACACGCCAGATGGCGGCGTGCATTGGCGGCGTATGGGGGCTGAACGGCGGCAGCGATGGCAACTACTTCGGTCCGCGCAACGCTACCGATCCGGACGTGTCGTCTTACGCCCTCGGTAGCGTCAGCGGATTTAGCTATGATTTGGTAACCAGTGTCCTGCTCGGCAACGTCAACGTCGATGGGCAGGTGACGTTCCGTGGCAATACCAGCGCGTCCTCCGCTCCGGCGGGCTACTTCCAGCCGCGCGGGCTGACGCCAGGCTGGAACTATCATGCCGGCCGCGGCGAGGTGGATTTCCTGCTGGGAGAGGGGGCTGGTACGCCAGGCGGCTTTGACTTTCTTCAGGTCACCGTCATCAAGCCAACCAGTCTCGTCTCCTATGATCCGGCGACCGGCATCGTGTCGCTGACCACCGACCGCGCTCACACCATTCAGCCGGGCGGCGCGTTCGTCATCACCTTGAGCGGTACGGACAATAACGGTGGCTTCGACGTGTTCCGCATGAGCGGTGGATACACGGCAATGACCGGCACCACCGGCACCACGCTGATCTATACCACGGCCCACGCCCTGTCGGTGCTGACAATCACTGGCGGCACGGTCACGCCGAGCGGCACCGGCGGCGGCCTGATCAAGACCGAGGTGGGCCTTAACGGCTCGCTATTATCGAACGATGGATGGGGCAATACCCAGTTGGGCGGCGCCCTGGTGCATGGCAAGATGCAGACTGTGGCGTCGCTGGCCAACGCCGGCACCGTCACGGTGAACCAGCACACCAGCATGGTGTTGATCCGCAACTCTGCCAGCATCGCCACCGCGACGATTGTCATGCCTGTGGTGGCAGCCGGTCAGTACACAATCGGCACCGAGCTGGAACTTAATTTTCAGAACCCGATCGGCGCGCTGACGTGGTCGCCGGTCATCAGCGGGGCACCGACAACAATCGCTACAGCGGGATCATCTGTGAACTTTATCAACTCCGGCACGGTCTGGCTGCGGAGGATCGCGATATGAGCGGCAGCCCCGACTACACCCTCACGCCGATCCGGTCATGGCGAGATCGTGCTGTTCCTGAGCCGAATAGCGGCTGCCTTTTATGGGAAGGTCGGTACGCCAACAACGGATACGGGATCTATGGTGGCGGCCGAAGCGGTAAAAGGTTTTTCGCGCATCGCCTCGCGTGGCAGGAGGCAAATGGACCGATTCCAGATGGTCTGTTCGTCCTTCATCGCTGTGATGTTCGTGGCTGCATAAACGCTGCCCATCTGTTTCTTGGCACGGCCAAAGATAATACGCACGACATGATGGCTAAAGGACGAGCGCATTTTGTCGGTGGCCTTCGTAACTCCCGCAAGACGCATTGCAAGTATGGGCATCCATTCATTGAAAGCAGAACCTGGATAAACAAGATGGGCGGTCGTGTGTGTTTGGAGTGCGCCAGGTTGAATGAGCGCAGAAGGCGTGCGATCAGAAAGGCAGCGCTATGAGTGGAACGGATTATACACTCACCCCAAATCTTGGTCTTTATAAGCCTATTTACGACAAAGATGACGGCCAATGGGGGGCGCACTTAAACGGAAACGCCGATGTGCTGGATAGCGCGCTAAGCACTGGCGCCGGCGGCATGTTCCTGCCAATCGCTGGCGGTGTCATGTCTGGCGCACTGTCGCTCGCTGGCAATGCCACGAGTGCGCTGCACGCGGTGCCGCTACAACAGCTTACCGCAGCGACGGCGGGCGGCCCGTTCCTGCCGATCAGCTACACGGCGACTGGCGGCACTGTCGCACGAACGGCGCAGGATCGCGCGGCGACTGCGACGCTCACGGTGGAGGACTTCGGTGCCAAAGGCGATGCGACAACCGATGATACAGCGGCGTTCAACGCCTATGCCAACTATCTGCGTGGGCTGACGGGATACTTCGGGTACAAGCAGTTCTCGCTTGGAGCCAGCCGGGCATATGTGATTGTCGGCTCGGTCAATCTCACCAATCTGAGCGACACCATATTTGAGGGCAACGGCAGCACGATCATAGCCTCTCCCACGGTCGCCGGGACAGTCTGTCTGGATGCCATCCAATCGTATTGGGTTTTCTTCCAGAACTTCACCCTCGTCTCCCAAAGCAACAACTGTAAATATGGTATTCAGATCGGGCGCGCACTCTCCCCAACTGCTGGCGGGGGGAGTTGCAGCTTTAGCGATATGCGGATGCTTGGTTCTTTCAGCGCCGCTGGCATCTATAACCGCGCGGCCGAAAGCAGCAACTTCGTCAATCTGACGATCCAGAACCAGAACAACTCAGCCACGTCATACGCCATTATCATGGACGGTGATTGCAGCTTCCCGATCACCTCGCAGTTTGCTGCGACCTACAACCCTGGCAATCCCACGGTGGCGGACGGCCAAGCTCCTGGCGCGTTGCAGTCGTTCAATCAACAGACCTTCGTCGGCTGTTCGCTGGTCAGCCAATATGGACCGGGCCTATGGATGAGTGGCCTGCGCGGGCACAAGTACTTCAACAGCTATGTGGTCGGTTACGGTCAGGGAGGCAGCGGTCCGGCTGCTATCCTTTCGTATGCGGCGGGAGGCGCGATCGACGACCTGTACTGGGATGTCCATGTCGAGCCGAGTACGCTGGCATCCGCCTTCAGAGTTGTCGGTGCGGTCGCCGCCCCGGTAATCCGCACACTCTACGTCAGGGACTACTTCATAATGGGCACCGTTGCGGTGTTCACGCTGGGCGCAGGTGTCACGTCGCTGACGATCCATGATCTGGAGATGCACATTGACCATACGGCGAATAGCCCGATGGTCGTGTTCGACAACCCGGCGAACTACACGGTCCTCGGCGGTCAAGCGTACGTCGGACCGAATATCAACTTCAACGTGCCGATTACGCAGGGCTGGATAAACAGTAATGGAACATTTCCGGCGGCGTTCAACACGGGTGGTGCGACAACAGTCCCCGGAGCATTGACCGTTAGCGGCGGAGCCAGCTTCGGTTCTCTGACCGGATCATCGAACACCGATCTATCAAAGCATATAGCGCTTTGGGGGACCGCGAACGGTTTTTCGGTTACCGGCGGCCGGATGAACTACAATGCCGGCAGCGGCACAAGCCACGTTCTCTTGGTCAACGGCGCTGATGTCCTTGCTGTGGGCGCCGGTCAGGTGACGGCCAACCAGTTGCTGTATTTTGGGGCAGGGGCGCAGGTTGCTGGGGGGTTTCTACTGGTGCAGAGCAGCGCGGCAATAAGTGCATCCGGTAGTTATGTGACGTGGAACCGCAGCGGTGGGCAGGGCGAGATGCACCTGCTTTGCCAGAAGGGCGGCGGTTCGACGGGCGGCTTCCGGTTCTCTGACGTGACGGGCGCCAACGTCGCAACGCAGCTTGCCAGCCTGACAACGACCGAGTTCGACGTGAACGTGCCGACGAAACTGATAGGCACTGTTGGGTTCAACAACACCGTACCGATTGCCAAGCCGACACTCTCGGGTGCATGGGCGGGCAACACCGCTGGTAAGGCACTAGCCACTCTCCTCGCGAGCTACGGTCTCCTCACTGACAGCAGTACCGCATGAGCGCCACCGACAGCGGCATCACCATACCAGGGGCACAGCGCATGGACATGCAGCCGATCGAGCCGAACCGAGTGATGCACTTTCAACTCACCGCAGAGCAGTGTGAGATCGTGCTGCGGCATCTGAACACCGGGCAGCACGGGGTGGTGCGACCGATCATCGACAGCCTGATGCAGCAGTTGCGCACGCAATCCATGCCGCCGACGCCACGTTTCTCCACCGAGGACGTAGCCGAGCGTGTCGTCCCGGATGGACCATAGGAGGCACATATGGCAACTTTCGCAGGCTCCATGTCCAACACCGCGCAGCCCAACCCCCAGTGGGTGCCGTGCGATGGCAAGCCGTACTATGTGCTGGAGGACAAGCAGGCGCGGCGCACCAAAGGCGTGCTCAGCGAAGGCAATAGACAGGATTATATACGCCAGGTCGGCTGGCAGGGGCGCAGGCGTGGCTTAGGGCCACTAGGCTGGTTGATTTTGGTCCCGTTTGACGCTGGCGCTACCTGGAAAATCTCGCTCGCTGACGACCCCGTCGAGACAGCGCTGACGCCGCCGATCCCGTGGCCCGGAAAGCCCCCGGCTGGGATCAAGTAGCCATGAGCGGCACCACCACGCCCAACTACGGTTTTGCCTTACCAACGATCGGCGGAAATCAGGACACCTGGGGCAACCTGTTGAACGCCAACTGGACGGCGGCCGACAGCGCGATCCACACGCTGGCGTCCGGCTACCTGCCGATCAGCGGCGGCACGATCACCGGCAGCCTGGGCGTGACCGGCAACATGAGCGTGACCGGCGGCCTGACGGCAGCAGCGATCAGCTCCACAGGCGCCATCTCGGCAGGGGCTGCCATTGTTGCGACCGGTCAGGTGAGCGGCGCCAGCGTCAACAGCACGAGCGGCCTGTTTTATGTTGGCGGCTCCAGCAACTACTACGTTGGGCGGGGCAGCGACAGCACGTGGCGGTTTGTCGAGAACGGCAAGGGCAACCTCACATTAGACGCATCCGGCAATCTTGCGGTGGCGGCGCGGGTTACCTGTGGCGATATTATGAACTCCAGCGGTGCGTTCTACGTCCAAGGGAGCAGTACCAGTTTCTTTTTTCGCAGCACGGTTGATGGCGCGTGGCGCTGGGTTGATAGCAGCCTGACAAACTTGACGCTGGACGCGGCTGGCAACCTGACGGCAAGAGGCGCAGTTCACGGGTCCAACGTCACAGCCCTTGAGGCTCGCATTGAAGAACTGACGGCGCGCGTGGCAGACCTGGAAGCGCTGCGTCTTGGCTAGGCTCACCCAATCACCGCCCCCCGGCATCGTGAGGCAGTCAACCTCCGAAGCCACATCGGGGCATTGGTTCGACAGCAATAACGTAAGGTGGCGTGGCGGGGTCATGGTGCCCGTTGGCGGCAATGCTCTGCTGCAGGGCACCGAGGTGTCCGATGTGCCGCGCGATGTCCTCACCTGGCACGACAACAGCTATCAGCGCTGGGCGGCGTACGGCACCGACACCAAGCTGTGGGCGTATTGCTTCGACACCCAGGCGCTCTACGACATCACCCCCACAGGGGCGCCCCCGATCCTGCCGCCGGGGTATGCCTCGGGCTACGGCCTCGGGTTCTACGGCGACGGCGTCTATGGCATCAGCAGCGCCAGCGGCGGCCCGATCGGACCGCCCGGCATCCTCGGCCACATCACCGACTGGTGGTCGATGGACACGTTCGGTGAGCTGCTCGTGGTGGTGCCGACCCAGGACGGGCACCTGTATTCCTGGGACCCAACGACACCGACCGTGCCGGCCACGCAGGTGCTCAATGCGCCCATCGGCAACCGCGGCGTCATCGTGACCGATCAGCGCCAGGTGGTGCTGTATGGCGCTGGGGGAGATCCGCGGGCTGTCGCCTGGAGCGATCAGGAGGACATGACGGTCTGGACGCCGGACGTGACCAACCTCGCCGGCTCCAAGCAACTCGTCACCAACGCCCATGCGCTGACCGCCTGCAAAGTGGCTGCTGGCATTCTTCTGTTCACCACCAACGACGTTCACTTGATGACCTATGTTGGGCCGCCCTACGCGTATGGCATCAATCAGATTGCGGCCGGTTGCGGGCCGATCTCGCCGCGCGCGGTGGCCGGCGCTGGCGGCTTTGTCGCCTGGATGAGCCTGCAGAATTTCTGGCTCTACAACGGCAACGTGCAGGTGCTGGGCTGCGATGTGAAGAACTGGTTTTTCAGCGTGCTGAAGGCCAGCAGCATCGGGCGGCTGTTCGGCTCGGCCAATCCGCAGTTCGCGGAAATCTGGTGGGACTGGCCGGATGAGAATTCGGCCTCGGGCGAGTGCAACCGCTACATCGCGATGAACTACTCGGGCGTATTGCCGGGCGTCTATTCAGGCCAGGCCGGATCGGTGGCGGGCTACTGGCTGCTGGGTCGACGCGCACGCACCGCGGGCGATCGCATCGGCACGCTGGATTATCCGATCCTGGGCGGCCTCGGCCCCAGCGGCACGGGCGGCGCGCTCTATCAGCACGAGACCGGCTGGACCGACAACGGGGCGCCACGTGCCAGTGCCGGCGAGGTGTTCGTGGAAAGCGGCAGCATCAACCAGGGCGAGGGGGATATTCGGTTTCATGTGAAACAGTTGGTGTTCGACAGCACGACGGACCCGGTGCTGGCGGCCCATTTCGGGTTCCGATTCTTCGCGCGTGAGGAGCCAGGGGACAGCACCGAGACCGACACCGGGCTGTACACCAAAATCCACAAAGGCCTCATGGATACGCGGGTGTCGGGACGCAGCATTCGGATGCGGCTTGAGGCGACGGCCGATGCGCCGTTCAGTGTCGGGCGCACCCGGATCGATCTGGCGAAGGCGGGGAAGCGCTGATGGTCGCGCATCTCCGACATCCCGCAGCGCCGTTCGTTGCCCCGCTCTCAGGCGATATCAACCAGCGGCTGGCGCAAGTCGCAGACGCGCTGAACCGCAAGGCCGATGCCAATGGCGCGACGGTGTTCCCCTACATCGGATTGACCGCGCCGGATGGCAGTACGTGGAAAATTACGGTCGATACGAGCGGTGTGCTTCACACCGAGCAGGTGCCGCGATGAGTTTGAGCGGGGGCGAGAAGGCACACAGGCTGCAGAAGGCGCTGGAGTATGGCGGCGCGACACACAGACTCGATGATGTGGTCAGCATGCTCAAGGCCGGCAAGGCGCAGCTGTGGGAGAATGAGGGGGGAGTTATCGTTACAGAGCTGGACGAGTATCCACTTCTAAAGACCGTCCACTTTTGGCTCATGGCGGGCCAACTCCATGACGTTCTCGCGCTCGAACACGAAATTGTCCCATGGGCCGTCGAGAATGGCTGCACGAAGGCGACCGGTATCGGGCGTCCTGGGTGGGGACGAGTCGCGGCCAAGACTGGCTGGCGACCGTGGCTCCCTCACTTTTATAAAGAACTGGCGCCCCCTGATGGCACGTAAGCCGCAAGGCCTGCTGGGCACGCTGCCGGAACCGGTGGCCGATGTGGCGGCGCAGATCGGCGCAGTCGCGGACCCGCGCAGTCCCAAGACCTCGGCCTTCATGGCCAAAGGCACCAAGGTGCCGCGCACGCTACCGCCGGGACTGGTAAAGGCCACGCGGCCCGAGGGCACGCTGGTGACCAACTCGCGGGCGCAGGCCAAGCAGTTCACCAAGGCGCGCACGGTGACCGATGGACATCTGGCGCAGCAGCTCGGCTACCCCGAGAGCAAGCGGCATGCGATTGCATCAGGGGCCCCGCGTGTCGTGCAGGGGCGCACGCCATCCGGTGCGGTGGCCCATGAGAGCGTTGCCAGCCCCGGCGGTGTTGGCGCCGCCGCGCGTGCCGCTGCGAAAGCCGTACCTGGCGGCCATGTCGTGGTGACATCGCCGCTGGCCGCGCTGTTCCGCCGCGCTGTGATGAAACGAGGCTGACATGAGATTTAACGAAGGCGGCCAGATCGACCACCTGGCGTTCGGCGGCGTCTACAAGAGCAAGGGCGGTAGCCAGCAGACCGCCACCGACAACACCTCGAACACGTCCGGCACCTCGTCGACGCAACTGCCGTCGTGGCTCACCGGCGCGGCACAGCAGGCTGTCGGCACCGCCCAGACGCTGTCGCAAGACCCCAACCTGTTCACCCCCTATGGCGGGCAGCAGGTGGCCGACCTGTCGCCCGGCCAGCAGCAGGGCTTTGCCTACGGCACCGGCACAGACCCGACCGGGATGGCGCGGCAGATCGGCGGCACCACAGGTGACATCTACAGCGCCATCAGCGGCATGGCGCTGCCGCAGCAACAACAGTATCTACAGGGCGGCCTGCAGCAGGCGCAGGGACTGCTCGGGGGTTGGGCCGGGCAGGGACCGGCCAGCGCGCAGGGTGTCGCGCAGGACGCGCAGAGCATGATGAGCCC